TTGCGATCTTGGCTGCCTTGATGGCGCCTTCGCTGTCTAGGGTGATGCCCTTGGATTCAGCCCAAGCGTTCAGCTTGTCATCTGCCTTGGGTACTGAATCTTCTGCAGGTGCAGCGTCCTCGCCCTCGGCTTGTGTTGATGTTGGTTCGGCGGGCTCTGTTGCCGCCGTCTGATCGTCCTGCGTAACCGGTAAAGCCTCATCGGCGCCGGGTTCGATAGCAGGAGCGTCATCGGTAGTGGTCTGTGCCATGAACCGTTCTCCTTTATAGGTTGTTAATTTGGCCGTGGCGCAGTTTCGTTCGGGTAGACGGGAGGCTCCATGCGCCTCCTAGCAATGAAGCTTTTAAATACTTATTGCCTGCGCCACGATCATTGGGGGCTGATTACCCCATGTCGGCGTCCAGAGGGGACCGGGCGCCGGCACGGATCAATCAGCTCTTCTCGGCGTCGGGGTCCTCCCAGTAGCCCTCAACGAAGCGCTGGTTGCGGGTGAGCAGGTAGTCGAGCGCCCACTTCAGACCAGCTGCCCGTTCGACCTTCAGGGCCTTCTGCTCAATCGTCAGGTCTTCGCTCTCGGCGGCCTGGTGCAGCTCGTTGTACTTGTACGACAGCTGCTTGATCAGGTGCTTGCCCAGCTCGTCCTCGAGGAACAGGTGGATGTCCTGAGCGAGCTTCTTGCCATCTAGTGGTGGATCGGCCTTGGTCATGCGGGAACCCCAGCCATGGCCTCTTCGAGCATCGGTGGTGCTTCCGGTGGCAGCTCGCCCTCTACGGGCGCGCCTTCCATACCTGGAGCCGTGCCAGGTGTGTCTGGCTTCTCAGCGCCGATGATGCGGTCCAGCTCTTCCTCAGACAGATCGAACATCTTCGGGTACAGAACCTTCTTGGCTTCCCAGAGATCGTTCGTAGGGTCCTGGATCAAGATGGCGTAGGCGTCGGTGGCCTGCTTCTGATCCTTGGCCTTGGCGTTCTTCACTCGGGCTTCGAGGGACACGCTCGGCTCGTAGTCGTCGTTGTACTGAACGGGGTCGAGCTGACGGAACTTGGCTCCGTCCATCGTCATCTGAGGGACCAGGGTCGGCTCGGTGACGTAGCGCTTCATCATGCGGAACACGATGCGGGCCCGCTGCTTGAGGGCCTCCTGTTCGAGCATGCGGATGTAGAGCTCGAAGCGCTGGCCGGCTTGGTTCAGCTGCGCCTGGATCTCGGTGGCAGTGGTGTCACCAGTCGATGACATGCCTTGCACGATCTGGTCAGCACCCGTGGCTTCACGGATCTCGTTCTTGATGTTCTGGCGCTCAGTGAAGGCCTGTGGGCTGACGATGCCCTTGTCGATGACCTTCAGCGAGCCAGGCGTGAAGGGATAGATGGTGCCCGGCGATCCGCTTTCGATCTTGTCCAAGTAGTCGGCGTACGTAGGGTCAAGCTCCCGCTCCGGCAGCAGCACGTCGGTGACTGCATCGAGCGACTGGTTGCTCATGTCGTTGAGGTACTCCTGCGGCTTGGCGATCGGGTCGATGATCGACTTGCCGAAGATGAGTGATTCGTCAGCGATGAAGCGATGGATAACAAGACAGTGGATGCCCAGGACGTTCTCTCGGGCTTCGATCTCGATGGTGCGGTTGGCCACTGAGCGGATGCGCTCGCCGTCCCACATCTCGATGACTTCAACGGCGTCCTTCGAATCGCCCGAGTAGCCGAGGAACATCTGCTCCTTGAGCTGCTTGTCGAGCTGGTCACTGCCAGTCGTGCCGGGCTGGACTGATTCAACGTTCTTGAAGCGAGGCGTGAGCTTGCCCGTGTCGGGGTCGATGAGCTTCTCGCTCTTCAGCGCGTCCTTGGTGGTGAGGTAGCGCCGGCCGGTGAAGTAGTCCTTCGGGTTGGCCCACAGCTGGAGGGGGTCGGTGAGGTTCGGGTCGATGATGGCGTCCCGAGCGTTCATATTGATCAGACGTGGTTTGTCGCCGTCCCAATAGATCCACTCGCAGCTCGTGCCGTACATGAAGCCGCCACGGATGGTCTTGATGGTCTTCAGGTCCCAGCCGTCGCAGTCCCACCAGTAGTCGTAGGCGGCGTTGAGAGCCTTCAGGTCGGGCTTCTTGCCAGCAGCTGCGTAGGACAGGACGTACTTGTACATGTCCTGCGGTGTGAAGTCGGTCGATGGCTTGCCTGCACCCAAGGCTGCGGTCAGCGTTTCAACGGTGCTGTAGACCAGCGGAACAAAGGTGTCGGTGATGCCGTCGTAGCTGCGGTCGGTGCGCGTGTTGTTGTAGAGCTTGTAGTTGCGGGTCCAGCGGGCGTGCTGCTTTTGGTTGAGGCCCCACGAACTATTGAAGCGATCCGTCACTTCTTTAACGACTGGATTGGTCCGTGTCTTGGTGCTCTTTGCTGCTCTTGCCACTCTGTTAGTAATATCGCCTACCCTGGCTTACCTTGAATTGTAAATCATTATTGCGCTTTTGCCTATAACTCATGCTGCACGCTGCCTCGCCCGGTTGACCCACTCGGGCCGGTGGATCTCGACCTGTGGCCGTGGCCGCAGCGATTCCAGGGCGTACTCGCCGGCATCGAGGCAGTGGTCATTGCCCGGCTCTGGCACGTTGAGCTGCCGGCCGTCCTTGTCGAACTTCCACATGCGGCTCCGGTATTCACGGATGCCGTTGACGGACCTCTTCGTGATGCTCATGCGCTGGTCTTGCACGTACTGGATGCGGTGGTGCACGGAGCCAGGACCCTTGGTGCACGGGATGGCGTTGATGCCGTACAGGCGTAGCTCATCGATGCTCTTAGGCTCGGCGCTGTCAGCAACCACGAGCGTCTGAGGCAACGGCAAGTTCTTGAGCTTGTCGGCCAGGGCTCGGTTGCTCATGCCGAGCTGGTAGAGCTGCTCGTCGAGGATGAAGCCGCCGTTGTAGCTGTAGACGTCCACGATGGCAGCAGGGTCGTTCGAGTAGCCGAAGTCGAGCCCACGACGTTCAAGGCGTGCCTCGTGCGGTATCTCATCGATGATCTGCCAGCCGGTGTAGATGCGTCCCTCCACCTCACCGAGCTGACCGAGCCCGTAGACCTGCCACCACGCCTTGTTGCCCTTGCGGGCTTCGATCGACTGCACGATGGTCGGTGGCAGTCCCTCGTTGTCCAGGTAGGTCAGGGTGACGAAGTCGCAGTCGTCGGGGCGCTCCTGGAGGATGTCGTAGAACCAGAACTCGTGGGACGGGTTCCAGTCCAGCCACACCTCGCCACGTGTACGAACCTCTAGCTGCTCGAACGCTTCCCTTGGGTTGTTGTTGGCCTCGTTCATAAAGAGCCGGTCACGGCGAGGGCCGCGCACCTTGCTCGGCTGGTCGACGCTAAAGAACTCGATCTTGCTGCCCGTCTCGAACGTGTACGTGAAGTCGGTGCGGCTCCAGCGATCGTCCTTGAAGTAGTTGTGCTCCTGCATGATGTTGAGGAAGTCACGCATGGCTCCACGACGGAGGTGCGGGAAGCTTTCCGAGACGACAGACGTGAGTGTCGGTGTCGTATCGCTCTGCGCCTTGTCGATGAGCAGCTGCAGGATGCTGATGGTCTTGCCGGCCGAGGTACCACCCGCCACGCCTCGAATGCGCTTGCGCAGCTTCAGGAGCTTGTTGGTGGCGCTAGTTGCTAGGTACGGCATCACCGTCCTGAGCCAGTGCATCGAGCACCGCTTGAATCCGCCGAGCTAAGGCCATGGTGTCCTCGTCAATCACTGTCAACTTCCTCGTCCACCACAGTCGTCCGCAACGCCTCAACGTCAGCGAACGTGCTGTGCGTAGCTCGGTGCTCGTTCAGTGCGTCCACCTGGACGAAGCCGCCCTGGCCGCAGATTGGGCAGGTAGCGCCGTCTTCTTGGCTCTTGTTGTCGTTACTCATCATCACCTCCTTCGTTTGTGGTTGCTCCGCCCAGGATCGGTGCTGGCAGTAGCTGCTCGCCGTCCTTGCCGGTGTGCTCGTTGCGCAGGCTGAACTCGTCCTTCCGCTTGCGGGCGAGGAAGTCCATCGCCAGTTTCGGGTCGCGCTTGATGCCCTTCACGACTGTCTCTCGGGCCTGGAACACGGGCTGTTCTCGCAAAGCGTCGAAACGGTCGGATAACTGGACGTCGGCCTTGACCCACTCGTAGTACGTGTCCTTGTGGATGCCGGCGTAGAAGCAGGCCTCTTCGATCGAGGACCCGATGCTGAAGGCGTACTCCAGTTTCCCGACGAGGGCGGGCGTCTTCTTGCTTGGCCTACCTCCGGGCATCTGAGTACTCCGCTTCCCAGGCGTCCATGGCCCTGTTGAGGATGTGGCTCTGCACACCTGCTGGCAGCTCCATGAAGTCATCGATGCCCTTGAGCTTCTTGTCTGCGACTTGGATGTCCTCGAACACGACAGCCTTGGTGTCGCTCCCCTTCTCGCCGTTGGTCAGTGTGATCTCGAAGTGCGGGTGCAAGGACAGGTCGCGCTTCGAACGGACGGCCAGGTGCTTCCACTCCACGAACTTGCCGTTCCATGTCAGCCAGCCGGACTTAGCCATCGATGGCCTCCCGGCAGACCACACAGCGGCCGTGGATGATGCAGTGGTGTTGGTTGACGGCGTAGTAGCCGCACACGAGTTCGCTCATGACTGAACTCCCTCATCCACCAACGGGAAGTTGTCGATGACGTTGAGGATGTCGAGCAGGTGATCGATGCGAGCCCAGGCGTCACCGCTGACAGACGGACCACCATCACGTGCGATGAGGCGCTCATGGTTCAGCTGCATGTACAGGTGCATGCGCTCTTCGGAGATCGCTTCCGGAAATGGCAGGCCACTCATTGGATGCTCCCCAGGCCCTTGCGCTTCGGGCAGGTGGCGTTGATGCCGTGGAACGGTTGGCGGCAGTAGCCGCACATGAGCACGCTCACTTCCAGTACCTCCGCACAAGGACGCAGGCAACGACTGCGACTGCGATGAGGATGGCGAGGTCGAACATCAACTCTGCGCCTCCACCGTCACGTCAAACAAAAGCTCGGAGGGCAGAGCGCCTAGCTGCAGTACGGCAGGGTCCGCAGTGTCCAGGACCAGCCGGTACTCAATGTCCAAGCTCGCCAGCTTCTTGCTAGCGACCGACTTGATTTCACAAGGAATCGTGACGCTGAACATCTCT